GGGTCGCCCTCGCTCGACGAAGTCTCCACCCCAGGCGCAAACGCGAACGTGCCGTAGGATGCGCGCAGGGTGGCGAAGTAGGTCGATCCCGCTTCATCCGGCGCCCAGTTCACCAGCATGTCGGCGCCCAGGTTGTAGACGGCCAGGGTGTAGATCATCGGGTTCCCGACCGCGAGATACTCGTTCACGATCGCCAGAGCCGCGTCGTAGGTCAGAGAGATGAACATGCTGTCGCCAGGCAGCGCCGCGTCGGTGAAGCCCTGCGACCGCAGCCATGCGAGGTAGTTGTCCAGGCTTGGCGCGTTGAACGACGAGACCGATGGCGTGCCGATCGCGATGCGGCACTGCTGCGGGAACACCTCGCCCATCGCCGTCGTGATGGTCACGGTGATGATGTAGGTCGCGCCGAGCGTGCCGCCGGTCACCCAAAAAATCACATCCGCGCCGGATACAGTCGGCGGCGGAGACGAGCCGATGGTGATGCCGGGATCCGCGGTGACCGTGGCGGAGACGATGCTGTCCCCTGGCGTCAGCCAGTCGACGAACGACACTGCCTGGTTCAGGTTTGCAGTCGGAAGCTGGCCTCGTAGCGTGATGATCGTCATGACTTCTCCCGCCCAGGCACTATCACGATGCGCACATCGCGTGGCGCGCGGTAGATGCGTCGCGAGCGCGGCATAGCATAATCACGGTCGGCCTCTGGAACAAAATACACGCGGTATGCTGGCACTGGATCGGGCGGCGCACCACCCACGGTCACGATGCCACGGAATGCTGCTGCCGCTGCGCCGCTGACGTTCGCACCCAGCGCGGCCAACAGGAACCCCGGCGACGCTGCCAGCGCGCCACTGGTCACGCTCGCGCCGATGCTGGCGTCCAGCGCGCCGGCATAGCCGACGACCACGGACCCGCTGACCGTCGCACCGATGGTGTATGCCAGCGCGCCGGCAGAGACGGTCAACGCCGCGCCAGCGACATCTGCATCGATCGCGCTCGTCGGCGTTCCCGCGGCCGTCGTCGCTGCGATGCCGGCTATCTCCACACCGATCGCGGCGCTCACTGTGCCGGCGCTGATGGTCGCGGTAATGCCCGTCAGGGTGACACTGACGTTCGGGTTGGCAAACTCCCACGCACCAATGTCGTAAGGGACGCTGCGGGTCGTGCCGACGATATCGACGGTGATGCCAGAACCCGAGAGGTCAGCGCCGGTATCAATCAGGGTGGCGCCGGACTTCAGCCGGAAGTCGGCGGTTCCAGTTGCAGTATTTTCGAACTGGTTTGCGTAAGTCAGTGAGGCTTGATTGCCGCTCCCAACCGCTATCGTCCTGTCGCTGCCGTTGTTGCTGCTTGACCCGCTGATGGCAGTGATGCGAGTGAAATAAGGAAAACCAAATCCCGCGCAATTCCTCAACAACATAGTTGCATAGGAGTTTAGGAACGCGCCGGATAGCCCCGCAGGCGAAGACGTGCTGTAGCAAACTCCCGTGCAGTTATATGCAGTCACGCTGCCAGAAGAAATGAACACGGCAGCGCTGTCGTTGCGTGGCGCAGCAGTGGAAATAAACAGGCTATTTCTTAGCGTTGTCGTGCTGGCGGCAATCGCAATGCCGCAGTGCCTTCCTAGGCTGATTACTTGGTCAACGGTGCAGTTGGCCGCATATACGACCATTCCAGTATCAATGTTTTGCGCGGCGGAAAACTGAAGCTTGCTGACCCGAGTATAGGCGGTGCTTACGTTAAGCGCTGGCCCGCCATACCCTGTTGTTTGGCGGATCGCTGCGCCATTGGATGCGTTGTAGCGCAGCGCGTTGGTCAGCTTGTTGGCATTGTCGGCAAAGCTGGCGCCTGCCTCGGTGGTCAAAACGATGTAGCGGGTGGCGTCGGTCGTCTGCCCGGAAATGGTCAGCAACGTCGATGAGGCGGTGAACTCTTGGTTCTTGACCTGCCCTTCCCAAATTTCATCCGCAGTCACCAAGTTGGCGGGGCAAGCGTTTTCCCACGCCTGCAAGGTGGTATAATCGCCGCCGGTACCGATGGTCTTGACTGTGGTAGTGGGCATCAGGGCTTGCCGATCCCCTTGACCATACCCGGCTTCGGCCCGATCAAGTCAGGGTCATGCAGCACAGGGCGACCTTTACGCACCTTCAGGATATGGGCCAGCGCCTTGCCGGGATGGGTGGCGATCTCTGCTTTCTTGGCTCCGCCCAGGGCATCGAATGCGTCAATGTCGAACTCGTCACTCCACCGCCGCAAGGTACGGTCAACCGCCTCCGCCTCCGGTTCGCCATACCCCACATCCCTGCGGGTGAACTGCGTCAACGCTTCAGGTGGCACACCCGGCACCTTCACGATCCGCCAGAACGGCGCGGTGCGCTCAGCGGCGCTCCACGGGTGGCCGTCTGGCATCACCACGATCACACAGCCCCGACCAGACCTATGCCGATCCACCAATGGATCGCCGGTCATGGGCTGCGATACGGTGCGGATCAGCAGTTCCGCCATCACGCGGGGTATCTTGCCGCGTATGCGCCGGGCCAGCCGCTATCGTAGTCCAGCACCACGTCGCCCTGCGGAGTGCGGTGTGAGTAGATGCAACCATAGCGGGCGGGAACATTGCTGGCGGCTTCGGTGGCCTGGTCGAATGCCGCTTCGATCGCATCACTGGCACCAGGGATGGCTGCCAACAGCCTCGCCTTCATGTCAGCAAGTGCGCTGGCAACCAGGGGCGGGGTGCCCGCTTCCTGAGTGAGCGTGTGGTTGATGTCGGATCGAATAAGGCACATGGAGCCCGCATCAAGGACAGTCTCGTAGTGCTGCGCTGTATAGGGATCATCGCCGGCAACACGAATGCGGCCGGCAAAGCATACCGTCACGTGGTCGAAGTTGTGGGTATGCCCATCCACCGATCCACCTGGATCGATGGTGTTTTCTCGAATGAAGATGTTGCCGAGAACCCGTTGCGACATGGACGCACTCCTATATCTGCGCGTCGGCAGGCCGCGTCACGCGATCCGCACCAGCCCGGTCGTCGCGTCGTTGGTCGGGAAGTTGATGATCAGCGTCCCACCGGTGATCGTCAGCGCGCCGAAGGTGAACACACCGACGCCCGGGTAGCCCGCTGTGGTGGCGTTGTAGATGAACACCGCATCCACCGACGCGGGCAGGGTCAGCGCCGCCCACGACAGCGAGGCGCTCGGCGTCCAGAATCCCGTTGTGCCTGTGCTGGTCGGCGCAGTGGCATTGGTGATCGCTGCACCGCCTGCCGTGTAGTTGGTGGTCCCTGTCGGCTCGCCCGACATCAGCACCGAGCCGGGAGTGCCGGTATACGCCGAAGTGCCTGCGCCGAACGTCGCGGACGCCAGAACCAGCGCGCCGTTGAACGTGTCCTTGGCAGTCGTGCCCCGCGCCACGGTGGTGCCGAGGGCGTGCTTGGCAAGCATGACGTCAACCTTGAACGCAGTCACAATCGCGTTGCTGTTGGCCATGGATCAGGCTCCCGCTTCAGTGACGCCGGCCAGTGCTGCCAGGTCGGACGACCACCGCTTGACGTCCACCCTGCCGTCCGGGCGCACGTGTTCGCCCGTGGTGCGCAGGGTGTAGTCAACCTGGACCGTCGTCTGCAGGTCGGTGTCGGAAACGACTCGCTCGACGATGTCGAGAGCGACGCGGGGGAGCGGACCCCGGATTGTGTCCACCATCTCGATCTGCATGGCTTGTCCCCCGTTGCGTGACTGCGACTGCGTTCGGCGACTACGCCGCGCGACGCCGCGCCTGTCGGTTGCCGGCGGGAGGCGTCTGGTCCTGGCCGCTGAGCGGCACACGGATGCCCTCGTTGACCTCCGGGGTGCCGCCGTCCTTGCGTTCCTCCTGGATCGACATTTCCAGCGCGGTCATGCCGGCATCGGGGTGGTCGGCCTGGACCCGTGCTGCGACTGCCACGGCGGCGTGCTGGCGCAGCGTGCGACCGCGTTCCTCAAGCACCTGCTGATTGGTGGTCAGCGCGCGGCGGATCTTCTCCACCGGGATCGGCTTGTCGACGGAGAAGCAGACGCCGATGAAGTCGCGGCTGCTATCGATCTCGCCAACCGGCACCATGCCGTAGCGGCGGTGCTGGTCCTCGAGATACGCCACGTCCTCGGTGTTCCACTCGCCCGGCAGCTGCACCTGCTGGCCGACGTCGATCCGTATCCGGTGCGGCGAGCGGTTGCCGATCGCACGCCAGACGAAGTCCTGGACCTGGCGGGTGGTGTTGGCGACATAGACCTTCATGGGGGAGCCCTGGTTGGCGCTGTGGCGCGGTGGGGAGTCGCCTGGCCCTATGGCGCCAGGCTCGCGCCGCCCGGCGCACACGACGCGCTGGGCGGCGCTGGTGGGCGGCTCAGGAGTACGGCAGCGACATGATGGTGACGGCTTCCGGCCGGACGCCCCACCCGCTGGTGATGCGCAGTTCGGACAGCACGTCGATCGCGCCGCCGGGCAGCGGGGTCGGGATCTCGCGCGGCGCAGCCATGTCGCAATACATCAGCGCGCACGCCTCGATGCCCGGCGCGAGCTTGGCGAACACGTTGGTGTTCACGCCGCGGATGCTCGGTTTCTGCACCTTCGGCATGGTGAGGATGACCGCGTCGCTGCCGCCCGCGCCCTTGCCGACCAGCGTGTCGTCGTAGGTCCAGGTGATGGTGTCGCCGTTCTGCTCCGCGATGTCCTTGAACATGCCGGCGGTCGTGTTGCTGCCGGCGCCGACGCGCTGGAACTGCGTCAGCTGGACGATGTTCTGGTACTCCATCGCGCCCAGCACGCGCTGCGGCCCGCAGATGGTGAATTCCTGGCCGATGCCCAGCTGCATGGTGCGGGTCTTGAGCGCGCTCAGCTGCGACAGCAGCCAGACGCCCAACTCGCCGTTGTCGTAGGTCAGCACCGTGGTGTTGCCGTTGCTGTCGGCGGGCAGGGTGGTGGCGGTGGCGCCGGCGGTGTTCAGCAGGCCTTCGCCGTTCGCCGGGTTGAACCCGTCCAGCAGCGCCGACCGCATCAACTGGAAGTGGCCCTGCTGCATGCCGAGGCGCTGGGCGCTCTCGATCGGGACGCCCCAGCGCGACATGGCCGCGGCATCGTGGTGGTCGTACTCGCCGCGGACGCGCAGCAGGTAGGTCGGCGTGCTGACCATGCTCATCGCGGTGCTGATGGACGGCAGCGAGTTGTACGCGCTCTGGCCGGCAGCCATCTGCGTGCGCAGCTGGATCTGCTTCATGTACACGAACAGATCGCCGTCGGAGAGCCGGGCGAGCGACTGGCCCTCGGCGACCAGGTCGAACGCGCCCGACGCCTGCGCGTAGGGGAGCAGCAACCCGGGCTCGATGAAGGACGGATTGACGGTCACGTAGGCGGGGGCGAGGTGGGCCACTGTGGAAGGTCTCCTGGACGCCGGCCAGTGGCCGGGCTGCGGTGGGGAGGAAGAGCCGAGCGGGTTTCCCCGCCCGGCTGGCTGGTCAGATCAGGATGACGGCGCAGGTGCCGGCCGTGTTCCACGTGGCGAAGCCGGTGTCGGCGTCGTACTCGACCACCATGCTGTTGCCCACCTGCAGGTTGAGCACGCGCACGTTCAGCGCGCCGCCGCCGGCCACCAGCGTGCCCTGCACCGTGTCCGCGCCGGGATCGGGAGTCAGCGCGTAGTTGATGTTGGAGCCAGTGGTCCCGGACGTCGCGGTGAACGTGCCGTTGTAGGCATCGGGCACCATGCCGGTGATGGTGAACACCGAGCCGACCGACAGGCCGTGCGCGCTCGTGGTGGTCAGGCTGACGACGCCGCCGGTCCAGGACGCGGCGGTGATGACGTTGGCGGCATATGCGGCCACGTAGGGAACCAGGCGCTGCTGCGCGAAGTCCCACGACACCTGCGCGTTGATGATCCCGCCTTCCAGCGACGCCAGGACCGGGTCAGCGGCGACCGCGATCCGCGCGCCCGAGCCGAGCCGATACAGGTTCATCGTGGCACCCGCGCCGACCAGCGGAACAGGCGACTGCGGGGTGTTGATGGCGCTGTGGTTCTGGTCGAACACGGAGAAGCCGGTCAGGCCGGTGGTGCCGGTCAGCAGCAGCGCGCGCTTGATGGCGCCGCCGAACGTGCCGTTGGGGACCATCGCATCCGCGGGGAGGTTCTCGCTGATGCCGACGCCGCCCCACATCGGCAGCGTCTGCGCGCTGTGCAGCACGCCCCCGGCCAGCGCGTTGCGCGTGGAGGGATCGGCGAAGGCGGTGCCCTGGATCAGGCCCGACCAGTTGGTGCCGAACGAGCCGCGCGCGTTGCTGGTGACGATCGGGTTGAGGGTGATGGACATGTCAGCGGCTCCCGTTGCTGATACCGGTCACGCGCCGGCGGTTGGCGGAGAACTGCGACATCCACGACCGCGGCTCCCCGGCGAAGCTGGTGATGCGCCGACCGGTGCTGTCGACGGACACGATCTCGCGCAGGGTGCCTTCCGGCACGTCGACGGGGCTGCGCGCGGCGACGGCAGCGTCGGCGTAGATGGCCTGCGTCGCCAGGTCCAGCGCGGGCCCGGGCAAGGTGGCGAGGTCGATGTCCTTCCATGCCGGGCTGTGCTTCTGCATGCCCGACGCCAGGCGGCGGCGGTAGGCGAGCAGCGTCTCGCCCTGGACCGGGCGGCTGGCGGAACCGCCGTGCGCGGCATAGACCGCATCGGCGCGGACCTGTTCCTTGGCCAGGTCGGCGGCTTCGTCCTCCGGAACGGGACGCACCATCGCCTTGAGCGCGTCCAGATCCTTCCGCAGCGCGGCGTTGGCGCTGTCCATGCGCACCAGGGCCGCGTCCTTCTCCTTGGCTTCCGCAGCCGCCTTGGCGTCGCTGTCGGCCTTCGCCTTGGACATCGCCTGGTAGCCCGCGCACGCTGCGTCGAAGCGCATCTTGTCGGCCGCGGTTTCGCGCGGCATCGACGCGATCTCGGGCGGGAATTCCTGGCCACCGTCGTTGCCGGCAGCAGCGTCGGCGACGGGCGGCTTCGGATCCGGGTCGTCGGCCGGCGGCGCGTTGGCGTTGTCCAGCGCGTCCAGCCGCGAGGCCATGCTGTCGAGACGCTGGAGCACCTGGTCCAGCTTGTCGCCGCCGTTCGCGTCGGCGCTCTCATCGGCCTTCGCGTTCGGATCGACGGGGGCGTTGGGGTCGATGTCGGGCACCGGGTGTTCTCCGTTGGTTGCAGTGGTGGCGACGCCGGTCGGTTCTCCGCCTTTGTCCCATACGCCTTGCTCGCAGATGGCGAGGTGGTCCAGCAGGCTTGGCTTCCCCTCGATCAGCAGGGTGGAGCCGTCGTCCATCGTCTCTGTCGTGTTGGCACTGGTTGCCCGGAACACGACGGCGGGCGAAGTCGATAGCCGATGGTCCTCGATCATCTGGATCGTCGATGCATCGTATATCTTGGCAATGCCCCATACTTCATTTTGCTTGACAAAGGGAAGCATGATCGCGCCGACCACGCGCGCAGCGAACTCGTCGGAGTCCAGCACGTTGGCTTCCGGGTGCTCGATCACCACCGGAAGACCCTGGCAGCGCGCGAGGAACCGCTCATTCAGGTAGAGGCTCGGATCGCGCCAGACGTGCTCGTTCAACCCCTCGCGGTATGCCATGCCGGTGCCGGTGATCCGCATCGCCACCAGCGCCACGTTCTCGTATCGCTGCGGGCTGGTCAGGTCCCCGTCGCGGACTGCCTGCGCCACGCCGAGTTCGTCCATGTCGATCCGGTCCAGCGCGACTTGCGCGCCGGGATGAACCGGCTGCGGCGCTTCGCTGGCGTGAACCCACGCGGCAGCGGTGTGCTCGCTGTTCAGCCAGGCATCGAACGGCTCCGCGACTGGCACGAGGAACGTGGTCCAGTCGACGCCGTCGGCCTGGCGGCGCGTCCACTGGCGCATGGTGGCTGCGTCGATCGACGCGGGATCGATCCCGGTTTCCTCGTGCGCCTCGCGGATGGCGGCTTGCGCGGCTGTCTCGCCCGGCTCCACCTTGCCGCCAGGGATGGCCCACTCGCCGGCGTGGTCGCCCTCGGCGCTTCGCTGCACCAGCAGCACGCGACCGTCCTTGGCCATGAAGAGGATGCCTGCGGCAGCGATCACGCTACGTGTCCCGATGCGACTGCTTCTCTTTCGAGCGTCGCGGGACGCGCGTCAATCTTTTCGTGTTCCGAGCATTACCGAACCGGCTGCCAGGTCTGCTTGCCGAAACATTTATACCGGCCCGGCGGCAGCGTCACCCGGTTGTGCTGCGCCTCCGCGACTTCGCACTGGCCCTTGTCGTCATAGACCAGCGCGGGGTTCGGCTCGCACACGCCCAGGCTGACGTGGCAGAAAAACAGCATGTAGATCACGAGTTCGCATCCATCTTGGCGCGCGCGGCGGCCATCGCTTCGCGGCCTTTTTCAGTTACCATGTCGGGGGGGAGTTTGCGGAGTGAATACAGGTACGACCCAAAACATCTACAAAACGGAAGCTCTGATGGCATTTCATGCTCATCTAAGTATCCAACCTCTCCTGGCTTCACCAAGCCTTTCTTGTGCGCCCACGAGTTGCGGATAAGATAAATTTTAGCATCTCTTTCTTTATGATCTTTGCGATACGCATAGTTGTTTTCGCGCCAATGACTGTGCCAGCGCATGGCAATCGCCCCGCCGTCCTGCGCGATCACGTCGTTGATGCTGGCCGTCAGCTTGTGGCCCTGGTCGATGATCACGCGGCGTTCCTCGAAGGGGAGCTGCTTGAGCGACTTGGCCACGTCGTATTTGCCCTCGCGCTTGTCCTGCACGCGCGAGCCGCCTGCGGGGACCGACGACGCCCAGCCCTGGAAGCGCTGCAGCGTCTTGGCGATCGACTGCTCCCGGTTCAGCTTGATCAGGTCGGCAGAGGTCATGATGCGGCGCTCGAGTTCCGCGCGCAGCTTGGGCTTGACGTTCTGCAGGGTGAATGCAGACACGCCGGGGTGCAGCCTGGCGATGCTGCCACCGTCGACCAGGCGCTGATACAGGCCGCGCATGGTGTCCCGCAGCAGCGTGTCGAGGGTCTTCGGTGGCGTCATCGTGCGGTGCGCAGCCGCCTCGATCTTCGCCATCCAGTCATCGACGCGGCTCTGCCGATCGAAGCCGTGCGCAGTCAGGTCTGCGACCGCGGCGGTGATGACCTCGTAGAGGGATGGGCGCTTGGCCATCAGAAGCGGTACTGTTTGATCGGTCGAATTTTCAGATCAGCGATCGGGGTTGCTGGCGGGAAATACATCGTGACCTCGGCCTCGCCGGAAGACCCCATCATCCGGGAAAGACCACCAAGCATGATGGCGCCCGCATCGAGAGCGTCGTCGATCGTCATCGCGTGCTCTGGCTTGATGCGGATACCGTTCCCCACGCTCGCCCCGTTCCCATTCTGAGTCCAAGACGACACTCCTGAGCGCAGTTCGCCCCCCCGATACACATCCGCAGTGGGATGGTCCTCGTTCAAGTGCGGATAGTCTTTCTTGATCCAATCATCGAACGGCATCCCATCTTGCTTGTCGTAGTAGCCGAGGAAGCCTTCGTTGTAGTCGCGCTCGAGCTTCTTGCGCTCTTTGATGTTTCTGTCCTTCGCGCCGCTTTGCCACGCGCGGTATGCCGCTTCTTCCAGATATGCGCCATCCAGCAACGCTCTGCCCGCTGGCGTGTCTTGCGCGATCGCGTTCTCGATCTCTGCGTCGATCTTCCGCATCTCGCTTGCGTCAGACGAACCGAGAGAGTGCATCCTGAGCAACTGGCGCGCGTCCTGGATCGCTTCTTTCGTATGCCCCATTTCCTCCAGGGCTTGCTCCATGTCCTTAACGAGCATCAAGTTCCGCGGAGCGCTCTGCTTCGCTGCGATCGCCATAGGCCTCGTGATGTCGGCTTTGCTACGCCTGTCGTTTTCCGCAGCCGTTCCTTTCAACGCACCCCCTCCGGTGCTGCCGAATTTCCCGTCTGCACCACGAGGATGGTCTGCCTCGTTCCAGGAGTCAGCGCGAATCGCGCGCGCTTCGAGCAGCCGATCGATTCGTGCTTCGATGTCCACGATCGCGCGGGCCAAGCGCGACCATTTTCCCGGGGTCAGCAATATGGTCACGCCGCGGCGCGCTCGGGCGGCTGTGGCGCGCCCTGGGCGGATTCCTGCGCAGGCGGCGCATCTGGTGCTGCGCCGTCGTCCTCCCCGCCCAGCGCCGCCTGTGTGCCAGCGTCGGGGCCTTCCTCGCCGCCCGCACCTGGCTGCTGCTTGGCTGCCTCCGCTTGCTCCTGCGCGTGGTTGCGGATGGCCTCGTAGTCCAGTTCCAGCGGCTCGGTGAACATTTCGCGCAGCGTGTTGAAGTTCGCAGCCGCCCATTCGATCAGCCGCGCCTGGTTGTCGGGGTCCAACGCCTGCATCAGCGCGCCCAGCAGGTCGATGATGGCTTTCAGCTTCGTCTCGGCCACCTTCACCTTTTCGGACTCGGGTTCCTCGACCAGGCTGGGCCACGTCGCGGTGAACGAGTTCACCCAGCGCGTGAACGCTTGCTCGTAGCCGATCGGACCGTATTCCTGCGGAAACTTGGCCTGCACCGCGGCGTAGAAGTCGCGGTTCCATGCGCGGTGCTGCACCACCCTGTCCATGAATGCGTAGAGCGGGTTCATGGCTTCGCGGACGCTCTTGACGTAGCGCACGATCTTGGCCGCGTCCTCTGTGCCCTCGCCGAACCCCTCGGCGAATGTTTCCTCGTTCAGCAGCTTGGCCGGCATGTCGGCAGCCAGCGCGATGTTGGTGATGATGTTGTCGCGGGCGAACTTCCCCGCGCCATCGATGTTCTGCAGGTTCAGCGACTCGATCGACTCGTCGGGCGTGATGCCCAGCACTTGGTCGGTCTGGCCGTCCTTCAGCATCTGGCGCTTGACCGCAGCCATACGCATCATCAGCCGGTCGACCACGGATCCAGCCGGCTTCATCTTGGCGATCAGCAGCCCCGCCTTCCGCGCCACCATGTCGTCGGTGACCATCGTCGAGATGAACGACTTCAGCGGGTAGAGCGCGCGCTGGAATACGCTGCGGCCGACGTAGCCGAACGCCGAGCCGGTGTATGCGATATAGACCGGATTTTCGTGCATCACGACCACCACGCGGCTGCGGTGCCACGGCTGGCCGGCGACGGTGACGCTGCTGACCTTCTGGAAGTCGGGCGACTGCGGGTCCTGGTTCAGCACCAGGCTGCCTGCGGTGTTCAGCGGGTCGAACGTGGATATGAAGATTTCCTGCTTGGCCAGGGACGCGAAATCGATCGGCTCCCCGGTCGGCTGGCCGACTGCGCCGAGGCCCAGCGTGCCGACGCCATAGGTGCGCGCCAGGCTCATCGCAGTGGCGATGTGCGAGTCCGCACGGATCGCTTCCCACTCCCGCAGGAACTGGTCACGAACCATGTCCTCCGGGCTGTCGGGGATCGACAGTGTGCGAGGCTGAGACTGCGCCAGGCTGATCGGCGTGTCGACCATCTTCCCGCCCATCGGGTGGAACAGGTACAGGGTCTTGCAGATCTGGTAGCCAGCTTCGCTGCCCGGCACGATGTCGTCGGACATGAGCAGCTGCTGCAACTGCGTGCCGAGCGACGCCCCGTTGATCAGCACGCTGCCCGACATGGCGCGCTACCCGTTCCCGCCGGACGCGCTGGCGTGCCTGCGCCCCAGCAGTTCACCCCTGGCGTCCATGTGTCGCTGCACCGCGTCGCGCGCGTCGGCGCCCGGAGTGACCAGGGAAGCGATCGCTGCCGCTTCCTCCATGGCGAGCATGACGCACGCGCCGTCGTGGCGGTTCAGTGCGATCATGCCTTGGTGCCGATATGCGGTGGGCGCTGCCATGGTGCTGTCCTCCTGATGAGTGAAGCGGCTTGCCGGGCATTCAATCTCACAAACTCGCCCGCTTTGTCACGTTGGACATGATGCGGCGGCGCATCCACCGCCGGCCGCGGGAATTGCACCCAGCCCGGCCGGCGGGTTCTGCGCGCACGCGGCGCGTCGCCGTGCGAGTGCTGCGCCTGGGCCACATGGCCGCTACGACCGTGCGCGCAAAACTGCGGATGCCGCGGCGCGCATCATCGCACGAATGGCTGCGGATGCACGCTGTGATCAGAACCCCTCGTTGTTCCCCAGCGCGATAGCGATCGCGTACGTCGCGGTGTCCAAGAGGTCATCCGAGCGCGTCGCGGCTTTCTTGTCCCCCACCCGGAACGCCAGCACCTGCGCGAGCATGTGGTTGCGAGTGGTCCCCTTGAACTGCACCACCTTGTCGTATGCGTGCCGGCTGAACTTCACCAGCCCCTGATGGACGTAGCCGCTGACGCTGATGGCGCGCGCGTCCTTCCCCGACGCGGTGATGGCGCCCTCGATCGCGATGGCGTTCCAGCCGCGGCGCTGTGCCTGCTGCAGCAGGATGGTGCCGCTGGCCTTGTCCTCGATCCAAACGCCCGCGACGCCGCCCCGCGCGCGGCATGCCACAGCGAGTTCCTCGCAGCGGGCGAAGACGCCTGGCAGCCAGGTTTCGAGCATCGCGCCTTCGATCTGGACGATGTCCCAATCCAGCAGCACCAGTGGGTGGCCGACGAAGCGGCTGCGCGCCCAGTACGAGACCGCTGTGCCATCGTGCTCTTTGCCGTCCTTCACCGCGGTGTCGATGACTGCGAACACCATGTCGCAGTTGGCGGGCCATTCGACCGGCTTGCCGAATTCCAGCAGCTTCTGCTCATCGAAGAATGCGGCGGCGGACCAGTCGACGAACTCGGCCAGATACTCTTGGCGCCAGACCAGGGGATGGGACTTGCGCTCGAGGTCGGCCAGCTCCGCGCGCGACATGAACGGGTTCGCGTGGCTCGGCGCGTGGAAATCGACGAAGCCGTATTTTTTCGGCTGGGTGCAGATTTGATACAAGAAATTGTCGGGGTCAGCGCCCGCGGTGTTCGACAGCGCGATCGCGGATCCGCGCAGATCGACCAGGGTGGGCCGGATGGCCTGCTCCCACATGCTGATCATGTTCGGCTTCGTGTATGCAGCCTCATCGATCAGCGCGAGCTTGTATTTGCGCGATCGGCCTGCGCGCGGATTGTCCAGCGACCAGAAGTCGACACGCCCGCCCCCGCGCGTGCGGATGATGCCGCGCTGCTGCGATGCTGTGGTGATGATGGGGTCCAGGATGTCGCGGATTTCCTGATAGGTCTCCGCGAGGATTTTGTAGTCCGGAGCGAAGAAGCCGACCGGCTGCTTTTTGGCGGCGGTGTCGCATGCCAGCGTGACGGCGTAGCTGGTTTTGCCCCAGCGTCGGCCGCAGCGCATCGCCAGGAACCGCCACCCCTGATTGAACGCTGCTACCTGGCCGGGGTGGAGCGTCGGGAGCCTGACGACGGGCATCGGCTACCGACTGCGCTGGGCGTGCGCAGCGCACCCTGCGACCACGGTTGCGCGGGGGTTGCGCGCCGGGTTATTTACGAATCTGCTCCCCCGCGGGCGCGCGCATGGATACAGAGCACCACAGTGGTGGTGTACTGGCGTGAGCGTCATCGCTTTTCGCCCCCCTCGTTTTGCGCAGCGCCAGCGTCGTCGATCGGCAGCTCCTTCGTGCCGCGTTCGGGCAGACCGCCCGTCACCACCACCTCGTTGTCCCCCGTCTCGTCGTCCTTCGCTTTGGGGTGAACCGCGTCCACCCAGCCGGCTCGCGCGCGCAGCCAGATCTCCGCAGCGCGCACGCTGGCACCCGTCACAGCTCGATCCGTGGCTTTCTTGAACAGCGCAGCCGCTACCAGCGCGTTCGCCTCGATCCGGCCGTCGTCGATCTCCTGGCGGAAATACTTCACCAGCGTGGTGCGCTCGACTCCGATGGTTCCCGCGATTTCCTCGTGGGTCAGTCCGACGCTCGCCATCTTGCGCACATAGGCCCGGTCCTTCTCTGTCGGTGCGAACCGAGGCCTGCCAATGCGTGGCCGCATATCATCCGCATCCGTGAACATTCCCGACCGCCGCGGTGGCGGCTGCGGTGCTGCTTTGCGCTTCGGACGCTTAGACATCATGGCTCCTGAGCGTCGGATGCGACGGGGCTGCCGGATGCAAATGCCTACACCGCATCAGCAACCTTGGTCCAGAAATACCGGCTCGCGCGCGATGCGGAAAAACACTGTGCGCGGTTGCCTCCCCCCCTCTTGTTCTGTGTGGCGTGGCTGTGTGCATGATGCTTGCCGATGCTTTGATTGCGGGGTTTGTGGCGCGGTTTCATTGTCCGGAGATTGGCTGGTGGTAGCCATGAGTGGCTGATGGGATTTGCTGATTCGCATTCGCTTTCATCGCCTATAAAACCGCTTGCATCGTGGCGCCAGAGCAAGCAATGGTGCTTTTCACGGACGGCGATTGTGCCGACGCATGAAGGACGAATTCCATGGCGAAGTTGACGGATGCACAGACGAGCACGCTGCTGCGCGGTGCTCAGCATGTGGGCGGGTTCATCAGCCCCGCGCCGAAGACGCCGAGCCACATGGCGCACACGCAGGCGCTTAAGCTGGCGCTGGCGGGCCTGGTGCAGGAGGCTCCCTGCTTCCATGACGAGCCCTTCTACTTCCGCGACGAGGACACTGGCGACTGCGTCGGCTACCGGCTGACGGCGGCGGGGTTCGAGGCGCTGGGGATCGACCAGAGCGAGTGGCCGGCGTACTGCACGCAGGACCCGGATGCGGACCCGGAGCCGGCTGGGTCGATGCACGCGGATGATGGTCTGGTGGTGGTGGAGACTGCGGAACCTTTCGGCGAGCACCCGCTGCCGGCGCCTCTGGCGGAAACCATGGCCGCTGTCGATGGCAGCACTTCGCTGGCTGACCTCGCCATGGCTGCGCACGACGCGGGCTTCGAGATCACCATGGAGTTGGTGAAGCCTGCACAGGGCGGCGACACGGGCGCGCTGGGCGGGGACGCGACGCAGGACGACGCGCAGGACCAGGACGGCGTGGAAGCCGCCCAGGACGCGCCCACGGCGGCTGCGAAGCCCAACCTGCGGGACGCAGCGCAGGCGTTGGTCGATCATTGGACGTATTTCAGCGCAGATCCGATGCCCCCGGCCATTTCTGTGCTGCAACCCTACGTCGACGCGCTGCGCGCGGCCATGGGCGGCGGCCGGGCT